TTAGCGCACGCCAGTGACCAGGGCGAAGGCTTTCGGTTGAGTGACCACGACGTCGGCCCGGACATGGCAGATGAACGCGAGTTCGCCGGTGGTGGCGAAGTGCTCGCGCAGCAGCTGGACGCTGAGGTTCTCGCGCATGAGGAAGTACATCTTCGAGAAGTCGCCCAAGTAGATTTCGCTGCTGTCCTTGGCCGTGCCGGTGGTCAGGTTGATCGGGATCTGCGGTGTAGCGATCAGCGGCAGGTTGGCCAGCAGTTCCGGCTTGCGCAGCGGCTGGCCGGTGGTGTCGACCAGGCCGGCCAGCTTGATGAGCGAGCGCGGCGCCATGATGGCCGCAGTGGGCATCGGAGCGTTCGCCGTCAACATCGCTTCGATGGCGGACATGAAGTTGCCGTAGCCTGCCAGCGCCGCGCCGTTGGCGCCGTTCTGGATGATCGTCACGCCCGGGGTGTCCTTGATGCCCAGCGGCTCGGGTGCGATGCCGCTGCCGCGCAGGCCGGCATAGTCAAGCGCCTGGGCGAACGCCTGGGCAATGGCGGTCTGGAGCGCTGGCTCGATGCCTTGGCCATCCGCCAACAGCTCACGGCTGACCTTGAAGTAGAACGCCAGGCTCTGCGGGGTTGCGACAACCGCACGGAACGCCGGGTCACTCTCTGCGATGTTGCCGCGCTCCTGGCGCCAGGATGCCGTCGGAACCGTATCGACAACGGCGGTCGTGGCCGACTTGGCGCCGGTTTCCATCGGCACGATGCCGGCGCCAGCTTGCAGCAGGCTCGATACCGGCGTGAGGGCGCTGAGGATTTGCGGCATGGTCTGCGCCGGCACACTGAATCCGCCTGCCGTGTTGGTCCCGATCGACAGCGCGGCATGTACGGCCGAGGTGGTCTGCATCCCAGCCACGCCGCGCATGAAGTCAGCCAGGCTTACCGGCTCCGTGCTGGCCGTGTCCTTGGATGCGAAATGGGCCTTGAATTCGCCATAGGTGCGCAGCGCCTTGGGGCCGGCAATGGGCGCCGCCACAGTCACGGCCGCGCCGTTCATTTCGCCGGCGGCGGCGCGCGTGCTCGCGGTGTCGAACGCCGCTTCCAGGTTCGACAGGCGGGTATTGTGGTCTTCCTTGAATTCGGTGAACGATGCGCTGATCTGGCTGACCAGACCGGCAACGCCATCGGTTTCCGCGCGCACGCCGGAGACGATACCTCGAGGGATTGGCGCGGGTTCGTTCGACACAGCGGCGCCGGCATCCTCGCACTTGCTCGCCGCGGCTTCCAGCGCCTTGATTTCCACGCCCACCTGGGTGAAGCGATGCATGTTGCTATTCCATTCGGCTTGGTTCTCGGTGCCCCAGCTCGGGCCCGGGAAGGTGTCGAGCATGACCTTGGCGCGTTCCAGGAGCGCGGCTTCCTCGGTGCGCAGTGCATTCAAGCGATCCATGTATTTCCTTTCAGTAAGAAGAGAAGCAAGGATCGTTCAGGGGCGGGCCGCGCCGCAATCGGCAAGCCTGGCGCATTGCGGCTGATCAGGCTGGAATAAGGATCAGCGTGGAGCGGCCAGCGCGGCAAGCCGTTTCGCGCGCAGCCAGTGATCGAAGTCAGCGCGGGCGATTACCGCGATACCTGGTGTGATCTCGAAGAACCGGGGAAACGTCGCGTCCGTCTTGAGCATCCGCGCCAACGTGTGACGACTGATGCCGAGTTCGTAGGCGATTGCCTGGCGGCGCATGTATCGGCTGATGATCGCCGTCATTGTGTAGCTCCTTCAAAGTAGGTGGCCGGGCGGGCGTATGTCCGCCGTGGGGCCGGGGGGATAGGGGTGGGCGTCCGGTCCAGGTCTGCCGGCTGGAACGCTCTGCAGCGCTGCAGGATCACCGGCAGTTCGCGCGGCAGCTGCTGCCCGCCCAGTTTGGCCCGGCGCCATTGGGCGCAGCGGCAGGCGTCTATCGTGCCCAAAAAGTGGACACACTCCAGGCATAGCCGGCGCTCGTCGTGGCGTGTGTCGCGCACATCAAGGCGACGTGCCAAAGCGTACGCGGCATCGGCGTCGACGCCTCGTGCTGCGAAGGCTGCAGCACGGCGCTGGGTATCGGCCGTGGCCCGCTTCATCATTTCTATCAATTCCGATTTCAACGATCGTAGCAGTGGGCGCCATTCGTCCAGGGCGGCTGGTTCGCCGGCGACAATCAGTTTTCCGCCAAGCAGGGAGACCGTCACGCCTTCGGCCGCGCATCGATCGAGCACGGCACCAACCATCGAATCGAGGCTCATAGTTCCTCCGTGACAATTCCAGTGACCGGATTTATCCCCGGGACAGGCGCCGAAGGGAGCGAAGGGAGCGAAGGGAGCGCGTTTTTCTCTCTATACTCTTCGGCACTCTTCGTGCTCCCTTCGGGTGCCGGCTTCGTATTTTGGGGAAGTCGCCATACCCACGGCCCACCCATGCTCATCTTGACGGACTCGATACCCAGCTCTTTTTTCAGGCGCTTGGCAACGTCCCACGAGTGCCCGGAATCCCGGATTTCGGCCTGCAGTGTCTTCGTGGGCATCGCTCCGCCAGCATCACGAAGAATGTCGGCCAGCATCCGCTTGAGCTCGACGCGAGAATCTCCGTCCTCGCTTTCGTCAATTTCTACATCTCCAAGGATTTCCCGCGCTGTGCCCTCGATCACGCCGTCCCACATGGCACGCGTGGTTTCGATATCGCCCTCGATCGACGTCGGCTCGATCGAATACGCCATGCCGCCGTCATCGCGCGCGATGTTGGACTTGGCGCGCGCTAGCACCCGGCGCGCGCTGTCCTTTTCCTTCGCCGTGACCAGGACCATGCGCGCGAGCGCGCCGAAGGCCTGCGACCCGATCACGCGGTCTTGCGGCTCGCGGCCGGCGCCGCCCTTGGCGAAGTGCGTGATGCCGATGACTGCGCAGCCGTGCGCATCCGCGAAGTCGACAACCGCCTGCAGGCTGCGCCGCACATCGTTCGCCTTGTGCATGTCGCCGGCGACGGCGGATACGATCGGGTCGATTAGCAGCAGGCTCACGCCGCCCATGGCCTCGACGGCGCGGTGCAGCTCGATGATGTCTTGCGAAGGATCGAACGGCACGCTTTCACCGTTCTGTGCAATGCCCTCAATGAAGTGGCAGCGCGTGAGATCGGCTCCGGACGCGATCAGGCGCGGTACCAGCGTGTCGTCGGCCACGTCCTCGCTCGACCAGATCAACACGTTGCCCTTTGCCTTGCTTACCGTGCCGTCCGGCCAGCGCCCACCAGCAGTGATGACCGCAGCGAGTGCCAGGGCCAGCGTGGTCTTGCCGGTGCCGGCCGCGCCGGCCAGGATCGTCAGCTTGCCGGCCGGGAGCCAGCCAGGCCACAGCCAGGTGATCGCCTGCGGCTTGATGTCCGCGCCGCATCGGATCTTCACCACGCGAGTATCTGCAGGCCTTGCGGGTCGATCGGCTGGTGCGGGCGGTACCGTCGCTGCAGGCGGCGCGATGCGCACGGCGCGCGCCAGGGCGTCGACGAGCGCGCTGGCGCCCTGGCGCTGGGCCAGGTCATTGAAGTCGGTAGGCTCACCGTCGTCCGAATCGAACTCGGGGACGATCAGCCATCCATCGACGGCGGCCGCCGCTTCGGTCGCGCTCTGCACGCCGACATTGCCGGCCGCGTTGAATCGGTCGTTGTCGGCGCACACGATGATCTGCGCGGCTGGCAATTTCTCGCGCAGCGCGCGCGCCACCGCGACCAGGTTGCCGGCATTGAAGGCGACGGCCACCGCGTGACCCAGCGCCGCGAACAGGCTGGCGCCAGTGGCGAAGCCTTCACACAGCAGGATTGTGTCGGGGGACTTCCCGCCAAAACCGTAATATGAACCTTGCACGCGTCCGTTGGACTTGAAGCGCTTCGTGCCATCCGCGTAGATGAATTGCAGGCTGCGCAACTGGCCACCAGCGTCGCGCATCGGTACCAGCAGCGTGCGTTTGTCCTTGAACTCTTTCAGGCCGTAGGGCTTGATGCCCTTTCGCACGCAATACGGGTTGTCGTCGGTCGCGTCTAGCGCGCCGGCGAAGATGCGCGCGCATGCTGCAGCGGCTTCGTCCTCCAGCTGGAGGCGCGTGGCTTCCGCGTCTTTGCGCGCCTGAGCGATCTTCGCCAGGTAGTCGGCGCGCTCGGGAGGCGTCAGCGCTTGGTCCGACTTGCCGCACCACTTTTCGGACAGGCCGGTTTTCCAGTTCCCGAAGGCGCCGGCCGGCACGCCATCGCCGTGCAGGATGTACCAGGCAGATTTCTTGCCGCGCTTGTCGTCGTCGGCGTCGAAGCGCCGGCGCATGCCATCCGCGATCACTTCAGGCGGGTGCAGGTCGAAAGAACCAAGGACCGCGGCGAACTGTGCTTCGATGTTTTGCGGGGCGTTCAATTTAATTCCCCTACTGCAGCATCGAAATAGTGGCCTCGAATCAGAAACCAGGCATCGTCGAAGCCGTAATGAAGGGCAGCGGCCGCGAGCAGCCGATAGCGATCATGTTTATCGTCGAAGCAGTCGATAAACCGCAGAATGTATTCGACTGAATCGGTCTGCCACATTTGCCCAAGACGGTCAAAAAAGCAGATTTTCGTTTTGATGCCGACGCGATTGCTGAAACCGAGATTACTGCTGGCCCATTCGAAAGGTGGCAACGGGCGCGGGGATGGTGTCGGTGTGTTCATGCCGCACCTCCCACCATTACGGCCAGCGCTTCGGCCAGATCTGACGCCAAGCTGGCAGACACGGCCAGGGCATCGTCTTGGCCCGTAGGAGGCAGCAGCGCGAAGGTGCCCAGCATTGCGCCGATCGTGTCGGCAATACCTGCGAGACGGCGGATTTGTTCGGGAGAGAAGGATTGTACGGGCGAGTGGGTGCCAGGCATGCGGAGCCTCCTTGAGTAGCAGTTGTTGAACCGCTCCCCTCGTCGCCAAACGGGGAGAGCGGCAAATGGCAGGGTTGGCGAACCGGCACTCAAGGAAACCGGCATACCCGAAGGTATCCCCACCACTGCCGCCCATAGGAGATGCAATGGCTTGGACAAAAAAAGACCGCCTGGTGGCGGTTGTCCGCCCTGAGAAATTCGAGTCGCCAAACCCGGTTCCCTTTTTCTCGGGAACACGGCTAGTATCGCGCCAAGCGGCGCGCGTCGTCAAGCGATTGCGTGCGAGCGGTTGCAAATTCAGCTCGTCAGGATTACGAAGGGAGCGCGAAGAGGGTTGAAGAGCGTAGAGAAAAAAATGTGCTCCCTTCGCTCCCTTCGGGGGTTTTCCGCTCCCTTCAGGGGAGCAATTTGTTGCCTCAAACAACATGAACCGCTCCCTGCTGGGCGACGTATGCGCGGATGTCCTCGACGCGCCAGGCCGTCGTGCGAGGCCCAAGTTTGACGGCCGCTGGAAAGCGGCCCGACCGGACGCCGGCCCACCAGGTGGACTTGCGGACGGGGATGATGGCTGGGATGGGTGGGACGGCTTTAGAATCCCCGATGATCTGCGGCAGGCGGAGAAAGCCCGTTTCTGGGAGTTGATGCATTTAGACCGCTCCTGTGTGAATACGTCCAAAGTGGACCGACGGAGCAATCTTGAATTCAGTGTTCTTTCTAGAAAACCTGAGTGCTAGTAGAGTGAGCAGGATTCTGCACGGTGCTCACTCTACTAGCAGACTAATTATTATTTATTTTCTTTTTCCCATAGTCGGCACCAATCCTCAATTACTTTCTGGCTTTCTAGATTCTCACATTTGCTCAGCATATCGCGAGCAAAAGCCGCTTTACTTTTATACGTCTCTGGCTTTTGACGCCAGTTGCACCAGCACTCAAAAACAAAACGTCTTTCAGCCTGTTTAGGGTCTTGAGCATGTCTTTTTTTTGCTGCACGTACAGCCATCTCTGACAAAAAGTCTTTGTGCGAAACGTCACCTTTTATGTGATCACTCAACCGATGAGATTCTGACGATTCAAAGAGCAATTCAATCGCAGTTTTTATTTCTCCTTTCACTGTAGCGAGCGATGCTGAGAGCAAGTAGAAGAGCACCATAAAGTCTAAGAAATCAACTACCTCATCTTGTTCCATTGACGGCTTGAAGAGGCTAGATTCGATCGAGCCGTCCAGCACCGCTACAAACGCTCGCCAAGCCATTGAAATATCATTGGGCAGGCCCACCCACGCCATCATCGTTATTCCAATTATCCGCCTGCACTCAGATAGGTAAGCTGGAACTTGATTGCCATATATTTCTGTAAGTTCGTATAAATAGCCTTGTCCTAAAGCGTCAGTTTTTCCGCCTAGTGGTGTAAAGCTTGTATAACTAACTGGCATCGGGCCGACAGCCGAATTGTTCTTCTCAAAGTAGATTATTGCGTCGTTAAAGTTTGGCTTGGCTTGTTCGGTGTTTTCGCTCATACACTAATTGTTTTTGAGTGGTAAATAAAGGCAGGGTTTAAGATTCTCGAATCTCATCCAAATAATCCGCCCATTGCTGCATCATTTCTCGGCGGGCCGGCAGGTGTGCAGTGCGGTTATAGGCGCGGCCGTTCGCATCCCGCACGGCGTGCGCCAGCTGGTGCTCGATCAGGTCCGGACGAACGCCCAGGACTTCATCCAGGATCGTGCGCGCCATCGCTCGAAAGCCGTGCCCGCTCATTTCCTCCTTAGGGATGTCCATGCGCCGCAGCGCCGCCAGGATGGCGTTGTCGCTCATGGGCCGCGTCAACGTGCGCGCGCTGGGGAACACGTACCGGCCGGTGCCGGTCAGCGCACGTATCTCCTGCAGGATGGCCACGGCTTGGGCTGACAGCGGCACGATGTGGTCCACGCCCAGCTTCATGCGTGCGCCAGGGATTCGCCACTCGGCCGCGACCAGGTCAATCTCGGCCCACTCGGCACCGCGCAGCTCACCAGGTCGCACAAAGACAAGCGGCGCGAGGCGTAGGGCACAGGACACGACGGCCGATCCTTTGTACTCCGCGATCGCGCGCAGGATCTGCGCGGCCTGGCCCGGATCCGTCACCGCGGCGAAGTGTTCGCCCTTGACCGGGGGCAGGGCGCCGCGCAGGTCGCCCGATGGGTCGCGCATGGCGCGGCCGGTCGCCACGGCATAGCGGAACACCTGGCCGCAGTTCCCGAGGGCACGGTGGGCCGTCTCAAGCGCACCCCGCGCTTCGATCTTACGGATGACGAGCAGCAGCTCGGGCGCCGTGATGTCGGCAATGGGCCTGGCGCCGAGGTCCGGGAAGATGTCGCGCTCGAGCCGGCGAATGATCCGGCTACCATGCGCGTCGACCCAGTTGGGCGCGTGCTTCGCGTACCACTCGCGGGCGGTCAGCTCGAAACTATTCGCCGCCTGCACCTGGCGCATAGCTTTCTGTGCCTTGCGGCTATGGCTGGGGTCGATGCCGTCGACCAGCTGCTTACGCGCATCGTCGCGCCGCTCGCGCGCGTCTTTGAGGCTGACATCGGGGTAGGTGCCGAGGGACAGCAGCTTTTCCTTACCCTCGAAACGGTACTTGAATCGCCACCACTTCCCACCGGCCGGGGTGACGAGAAGGAACAGGCCGCGCTCGTCGAACAGCTTGGCTGGCTTGGCGCCTGGCTTGGTGGTGCGAATGGTCGTGTCGGTCAGGGGCATAGGCGGGGTTCTTGGGGGTAGCAGTTTCAGGGGTACGCGATCTACCCCAGGACATACCCCCACAAAGGTTCGGATGTCGTTGGACTATGTTAGCCCAAGATATACGACTCCCCATAGTAGAAAACCCGCCAGGAGGCGGGTTTTCGGACGTGGATAAACCACGTTGGATCGAATTTTGGTGGAGGCGGAGGGAATCGAACCTGCGGAATTTGAGCGCTCATGCGGGTTTCACTCGGCATGTTGGCAGAAAGCTGGCATTCAGGTGGCACGATCACAAGCTCACCATCCACCACCTGAGCCACCAGCTCCGCACCGCGCGGCGTGATGACGTGGAAGTCCATCACGGCACCATGCCTTCATCCTGAAGCACGCGCTGGCATGCGCGTCCCGTGGCCAGGTCTTCCTCGACGGCCAGCTTCAGCGCGACAAGATCTCGCTCAACGTCTGGTCGAACCAGCCGGCCGGGTGGATCGGTGCTGTCGCCGCCGGTGGCGCCTTGCGTTTCGGTGGGGGCGGCAGGTCGGTCACCACATACGCCGGTACCGACGTACACGCGCTGAGTAACAATGCGCTCGCGAACAGGCTGAACCTCTTCATGCTTTTTCTCCGTAATGGTTGCGTTGCTGGCGGCCTGGCGCGCGGCCTCGGCTGCGTTGGTTTCGGTGCGTGCGTGGACGGCCTTGGCGTCCGCCTCGGCGCGTTCGGCGATCGCGGCGGCGTGGCCCGCAGCGTACCGATCGGCGCCGTACCAGCGCAGGCCGAAGAAGCCGGCCACGGCCAGCACGACCGCCAGCAGCACGGCGGCCACGAGACGTTCCAGCGCGCTCACGATGGAATCCCGTCGTCCATGAACAGCTTAGCCTCGGCCGCGCGGCGCGTGACCAGGCCGGGCAGTACGTCGGCGCCGGCGAACGTCCAGCGCTTGAATTGCTCGGCCGCTGCCTTGTAGTTGCGCTTGTTCAGCAGGATCAGCAGCGTTGATTCCGCGAGCCGCGTCGTGCCGAGGTTGAACGTGAACGACACCAGGGCGTCGAACATGCTCTGCGTGATCGGCGCCTTCACCAGCGTCTGCACGCCGTCGACAGCGTCGGCCAGGTCCTGCGTCAGCCAGACGTCGGCCTGCTGGATCGAGCAGCGGTCGCCCATGCGCACGCCGCGTGTGTGGCCGATACCGATGGTGGGAATGCCCTTCGAGTCGCGGTATGCTTCCAGGCGGCAGCCTTCGAACTGGCGGATCAGCGCGCGACAGGCGCCGGATGGTTTCAGGTCGGTGGCTTTCATTGCGGATCCTTCGGGGTGGGGAATTTCGTGTCAGCCCAGTTGCTGACCCAGACCTCGGCCTTGAACAGCGCGCGGCTGCCCATGTGCGAGGTGATGCCGACCAGGGCGGCCGTCAGGTCCTGCGAGTAGCCTTGCCACTGGCAGAGCTTGAAGGTGATGAAGCCGACAAGGGCAGACGTCGCCATCTCGCCCATGAACTCGGTGAGGTTCCAGGCGCGCACGTGGCCGGCCTTGAGCTTCTGGTAGAACGAGACGAAGCCGCCGAGCAGCGCGGCGCCGACGATCCAGGCCCAGGTGAGCAGCACGTCCCAGGTGCCAGGGGTAGGGGATTGGTTCATGGACTCTTTCAGGAAAAGAAAAGACCGCCTCGAAGGCGGTCTATAATTGTTGAAACTACAAGGGGAACTGCCGTGCACTACGATCCGATCCAGCTGGGCGCCATGCTTGCCTACGTCATCAACGCCTGGTTAGCGTCCCGCCGCTCGAAGTAGCCGGCGCTGCTTTTCCTCTTCGGTCTCCAGGCCCATGAAGGCGGCCGGTGACACGCCCAGTCCGGCGCCGCGCAGCAATGGCGCCGCGGACTGGCCGGGCAGGGTGATGTTGGCCGGCACGTCGAGCGCGCGGCCGGACTTCACGCCCAGCATGATGTTTTCGAGCGGCTCGCCCAGCGCCTGTTTGCCGAACGGGATCTTCGACAGCAGGCCGCTGCTCAGGAAGCGATCTAGGATCGCGCCCGCGGCGCCGGCCGTGTTCGAGTTGTTCACGGCGCTGCCGGTTGGCTGGAACTGCTCGTACCGCGACGTGCGCCCGATCGCATTCAGCTGCGCGATCTCGCCCTTGTCGAAGAACAGGTTCAGCTTGCGCTCGCCGATGGCCTGCAGCGCCTTGTCGTAGTTCGAGCTGCTGAAGTTGCCCACCTCGTCCGCCGCGCCGCCCAGCGCCTTGCTCTTGAGGTGCGCAACGATCTGCTCGCGCACCGCCTGCATCGCATCTGGGCTGCCTTTGATCTGGTTCTTCAACTGGGCCACGCTCATGACGCTGGCACCGTTGCCGCTGCCGATGACGAACTGCTGGACGAACTTGTCGGGCTCAACGCCGTCGCGGATGGCTTGCAGGGCTGGCGTTTTCTCGACGGTCTGCATCCAGGCGCGATTCGCGGCGCGCGCTTGGCCGAAGGCGTCGATCGCTTCCTGACCCAGGTTCTGCATCGGCGCGCCCAGCCCGCTGTTCAGCGGTGCGATCTGGTCGCCACCATTGAACGGCGCCGGCCGCGCGCGCTGCACCAGCGGGGTTTCGTCCAGCGCCTGGCGCACTAGGCCCAGCGCATGCCGCACGTTGCCGTCGCTGGCGTTGCGCTGCAGGCGCCCGATCCCGGTCTTGAACTGCTCTGCGATTTCGACGTTTAGCGGGATGTCGCCGCCGGCGAAGCCGTTCAGCTTGTTGCGGATGTCCGGCGTCAGAAAGCTTTCGACGTTGGCATCGTGCAGCAGGTCGGCGGCGCGGTTCGTGAACGCGACGTGGTCGAGGTTCGCGCTGCGGCCGGCGCTGTCCCGTGCGCGGTCGTACAGGCTGCCGATGGCGGCCTGCTCCGCATCGTTCACGCCATGCAGCGCGGACATGATCCGGTTTGCACCGCCGATCGCATCATCGGTAGCGCCGGCGCCCAGGTCGTTCAGCCCGTTGATCAGCAGCCGATTGTTCTGGTTCTGCGTCTGGGCCAGCTGCTGCGCCACGCGATCCTTGCTGTTCGCCCCCAGCTTCGCCAGGTTCCGCTGCTGCGTGACGATGGCCGGATCCAGGGTCAGGCCGGCGGCCGTCGGCGTCAGGCCGGTGAGGCGGTAGTCGGCGAGGCGACGCACCGCATCAGGCGATATCTGGTTGTCGGTGCGGAATGCTGCGGCCACATCGTTGCGGATACTCTGCGCCACCTTCGGCTGCAGGTCTTCCAGCGTAATGCCGGAATCCTGCAGCGCCTGGTTAATGGTGATATCGATCTGCGCGGCCTGCTGCGGCGTCGGCGCAGCGCGCTTTGCGGCCTGGCGCGCCACGGCGCCGGCGACACGCTGCCCGCCAGCCAACGCGGCCGGCGCGGCGACGCCAGCGGCCAGCGAGGCCAGGAGCTGCGACGTATCGTTGCCGCCGGTTTCGCGCGTGTAGCCGCCCGCGCCGCCGGCAGCAGCGGCCGAGGCCAGTTGCTGCGCCGGATTCGCGGCCAGCGCGCGCGCCACGGCCTGCGTGGCGCCGGTGGCGCGGCCCGCCAGCGCGCCAGCAGCGCCCAGCGGCACGGCGCCCCCGGCCAGCGTGCGCGCCGCATCGCCGACAACACGCTCCTGCGAGGTGCGCGGCTTCGGCAGATTGACCAGGTCGGCCAGCGTGCCACCGATATCTGCCGTCGCGGCGTTGCCCAGGATCGGGCGAGCCAGCGTGCGCAGCGGATTGCCGACCAGCGCGTCGAACGTGCCGCCCAGGCCTTCCAAAGCGTAACGCGCGGTCAGCCCCGCCTGGCGCGGCGCATCGGCGATCGCGTCGTTCAACTGCTCGCCGAAGCCTTTCTTCTTCGGCGCCGGCGCGTCGTAGCGGTCGAACGGGTTGACCGCTTTCGTGGCCGGCTTTTCGTCGTATTGGTCGAATGGATTTGCCATTTACTTTCCCAGGATAGATGCTGCGGCGCCAGCGCCGTACTTCTCGTCGAACGCCGCTTGCAGCGAAGGTTGCATCCGGAGACGCTGGATAGCCGCATTCGGGATGCTGGCGGCCGGCGCCGGCGCGGCGACCGGATTCGGCACTGTGGTGGCGCCGTGGTCGCCCCCTCGGCCGCTGATTTGGCCGCGCAGGTTGTCGCGCACGTGCTGCGGCGCACGCTGCGCGGCGGCGATCTCCTGCTGCATTTGGCTCACGATCGCCTCGTAGGCTTCCTGGCTCTTCGCCGTCGACAGCAGCTCGCGAGCATGCTCGTTGTCCGAGACGGTCGCCTTGCCGCCGCGCGCCATCGCGCCCGCGTAGGCGGTGGCCAGGCCGATATTCGCGGTGGCGAAGCGATTCAGCTCCGGGCTGTTCGTGTTCGAATCGAACATGACCTGCGCCTTGCCGAACGGGAGGAAGCCAGAGCGCGCCACCTGGCGGCCGGCATCGACGGCCAGCGGCGCGAGCTGTGCCGCCTCGGCGGCTGCGTTCTCGATGCGCGCGCTGATCGTGCCCGACGTGCGCAAGCCGGCCTTCTGGCCCTGGTAGTCGGCACCGATCGATGCCAGGTCGGCGCCGCTCAGGCCCTGCGACTGCGCCTGCTGCGCCACGCGCGTGCGCAGCGCCACCAGATTGGCGGCGCCCTGCGCGCCGCGGCCCAGGTTTTGGTAGACGGTCGGGTCGCCGCGCAGTGCCTGGTCGGCCAGGAAATTCAGCGTCTGGTCGTTCAACGATGGCTCGGTGCCGCCCGCTGCGCGATTCGCTGCATCGCGCCGGTCGGCGGCGATCGAGTCCGGTGACTGGCCGATCGTGTACTCGGTGCCGACTGGCGTGCTGCTCTTGTCGACGAACTTTACCCGGTTGCCCAAGCGGACTTCGGTGAGATCCGGCTTCGCTCCGTACTGGCTCACCTCTTGCCGGCCGTCCTTGTACGTGATCACGTTGACGGGCTTGTTGTTACCGTCCAGTGCGACCTCGATCTTGTGCACCTCGGGAAGGAACTTTGCTGCGCGCTCCCACGCCTTGTTGGCGCCGTCGATGTCGCCTTCCTCGCTCCTGATTTGCGCTTCAGTGGCCGCCCGGTTAAAGAAATCTTGCGTCGCATTCCCGCGCGCCGCGCCAGCGCTACCGACGCCCGTGGTTGCCGGAGAGCCGCCCTGCAGGCCGCTCTGCTGCTGATATGCTTGCATCCAGTCGGGCCCGCCAACCTTCGGCGACATGGCGCCGCCGGGCATAGTCGAGGCCATCGGAGCCTGCTGGTCGTCCATCTGCGGTAGTTGCGCGGCGCCGCCCGGCAGCCGCTTGGCGATGCGCGCGTTGCGCTCGCGCACCATCTGCTGGTTCGCCACGTCGCTCTCGGCGTCCTTGATTTTCAGGCCGAGCAGCTGCTGGTTGAGCGCGGATGCTTTCCGCTGCTGCTCGCGGTCCTGCGACGCTTGCTGAGCCTGCTGAAACCCTGCCAGGCCTTGCCCCAGAGCCTGGCCGAAGGAGGTTGGGCGGAGGCTTGGGCCACTCGCCTGCAGCAGCGCGGCGCCGAGACCCAGCAGACCATCTGCCTGATCCGACTTGAGGCCCATAAGATTTTCGAGAAGTCCCATGTTGATCCCTTAGAGCAAGCCCTTGAGCTTGTTGAAAATTCCCAGGCCCGACGAAACGCCGCCCAGGATGCCCGCGCCCTGATTGCTGTACAGCGGCTGACTGCCGGTCGTGGTCGTCGTCGCGTTGGCATTCAGGTACGGCGACAGCAGACTGTTGATGGCCGAATACTGGTTCAGGTCGTAGTTATTCTGGCTGCTGCCAGTGTTGTACGCCTGCCCGAGCAGGCCGGACAGCAGGCCCGAGCCGGCCACCGCCGCGCTGTTGTTCTGCTGGTTCTGCTGCGACTGCAGGCCGGCATTGAACTGGTTGGCCTGCTGCGTCTGGCTAGCGTTGAACTGCGCGGCGTTGTTGCCGACGGCCTGGTTCGCCAGGTTGGCCTGTTGGCCCATGCTGGCGTTCTGGCTCGCCACGCCGTACTGCTGCGCGCCCAGGCCCTGCGTCGCCGCCAGCGCGCGATTCTGGCCGTTCTCGTAGTTGGCCGCCAGCGCGTTCGCGTTGTTCGCGCTGTTAGCCAGGCCGATCTGCGTCGTCGAGTCGTTGAGCTGCTTGGTGAAGTCGCTGATCGCGTTGCCTTCGGCGATGCCCTGACGCGAGCCGCCATACTGGCCGGCTGCGATGGCGCCACCACGGATCGACGGCAGCACGCTCTTTTGCAGGTTGTCGGTCAGGCTGGCCTGGTTCTGCTGCAACTGCTGGTTCGTCAGCGCGTTGCCGGCCTGGAGTGAGCTGAGCAGCTTCGACGTGTCGCCACCGTTCAGGAAGCTGTTGTACGAGCCGGTCAGGTCGATGTTGTTCTGCGCGGGCGCGTTCACCGTCGCGCCCTGGTTCCACAGGACGTTGCCTACGCCAACGCCGCCGCCTGCACTCGGCGCGCCACTGCCGGCCATCAAGCCCTGCGCAGCCGAATGGATCGAATTCAGGTCGCCGGCGCCGTAGGTGCCGAGGTAGTTGTTGTTGGCGTTGCCGTACTGCGCCAGGCCGGCGTCTTGCGGCTTGTTCAGTAGCGCGGAATACTGCGAGAGCAGGCCCTGCGAGCCATTGCCGCCGAAAATCAGGTTCTGGATCGCGGGGTCGAGCGTGGTCTGGCTGGTCGAGGTGCTGGTGGCACTGCCGGATTGCTTACTGCCGCCGCCACCAAGGACGCCGCCGAGCAGTGCGGCACCGCCGCCGAGGATGCTTTCAATTCCCATTTCTTGGAACTCCTATAGATGTTGCCGTGTTTGATGAAGCCAAGCCGCTCGACGAACTCGCGGCCCTGCTCGGTGGTTGCGCTCGTTGTCGCTTCGCCGTGCTCCTCAATCACGCGGTTCAGTAGCGCCGCTTCATCCCGCCCGAACCATCGGCCGCGCGCCCAGGGCATCACGCATGCGTGGATCTCCTTCCCGTGCACGAGCACAGCCCCGCACAAGCGCCCGCGCGCATGCACTGGATGGACTTCGAAGGAGGAAGCGACGGCGGCAAAGGCCGGAAAGGTCATGCCAGCCAGGCGAGGAGCTGCTGATTTGTAAGCGAGGAGGAGGGCGCGCTGCTGTTCGAGGCTCAGCCCAGAGGCGTCCATACGCCGTGATTGTTGAAGTAGTAGTAGCCTTCGCCGGAACCTGGATCCCAGGTCGTCGCGTCCGTGTAGACGATCATCCTGGCGCGCGGATTGGGTGGCGGCGCCGTCATCGGGTTCAGCGATAGCGAGTCGCCCGACAGCATCGACATCTGGATCTGCAGCAGCGCCGCTATGCGGTTCAGCTCATCATCCAGGTAGCGCTGTGCGCTCGCCGGCAGGTCGGGAGGCGGCGGGCCCGGTTTGTACGGCACCGGGGCGAACGTGGTTTTCTTCAATATTTGCTCCCTCTGGATACATCGAGCGTGTAGCTGTCCAGGCGCCATTGCTCGGCGGTGCCGCTCTCAAACCGGATGGCGATGTAGCGGTAGTCGATGATGAAGTCGAGGCGGACCGTCTCACCGATCACATGCTCGACCTCGACCGCCCATTCCGGATCCGCATAGGGATCGTCCATGTGCCCGCCCACCTTCAGCTTGACCGTCAAGCCCTGGTTGCCAGTAATGCGGGCCATGAGGCTGACCACGCGCTTGGTGTTGTCGTCATCATCGAAGGACAGTCCGCGCCGCTCAAGGTAGGCCTCGGGCTGTACGCCAGCGAACGATGCGGAGGCATCCAGCATGTAGAGCTGGCCGTCGTCCGAGGCCATGAGCACGCGCGTGAGCCGCGGCGTGAAATCGGGGCCGTTCCATGCGGTCAGGTCCGACTCCCACGAGTCCGTGTCCGACCCCCACGAGCCGCCAAGCGTGTTGTCGACCGGGCCGTAGTTCGCGTGGTTCAGGTTCGGGATGTCGCGGTAGCTGACGGTGCGGTCCTTATAGTTCCAGACCAGCGCCTTGTTCGGCACCGTGGATCCGATCGACACGTAGCAGACGAACACCTCGTTCAGGAACGGGTTCTTGAAGACGAACGCGCGGTCGTTGTAGGCCACGTCCATGTCCTGGAAGAGGGCGCGCCGTGCCACTTTGTCCAGCACCTGCGTCGCGCTCTGGCCGTCGTGCACGACGACATCGGAGCCGGTCAGCACGAAGTGGAAGCCGTCGACCTCCACGATGCAGTTGCGGTTCATGGCGCCGGACACGCCGAGCACCTTGCGGAAGCCGAACACGAATGCGCCGCCGATCTTGTCCATGCGCCAAACCGACTGCTGCTTGTAGACCATGAAGCTGTCGCGCAGCTGCAGGCCGTCGACGACGTAGTCGCTGCCCTCGGCCAGGTCGAATTCACCGGCCTCCTGCGTCGCGTCGGTCTCGTCCCAGGTCAGCGGCACGCCGCCCGGGTCTGCCGGCGACGACCACTTCACCATGTAGTTGTAATCGGCGCCGCCCTTGTTCACGCCCAGCGCAATCAGGTACGGGCCAAATGCGCGGATCGACTTGCAGCGCACCGTCGACGGCCAGTTGTCGAGCTGCTGACAGCGTGCCGTCGTGTCCAGATTCCAGCGCTGCGGCGTGTCGACGCCGTTGGTAAGGATCGGGATGCCGGAAAGGACCGTCGATGTCCAAGTGTTGCGCGCGCCGCTGTAATCGACGTCAGCGCCGGCCGTCTGGCGCGTCAGGTTCGTGTGCACGGCAGCGCCGTTCTTCACGGTCGTGGCATAGATTTTCTTCTCGCCGGCATACAGCCAGTACCAGTCGGCGCCGATGTTCACCTGCACGACGTGCAGCGGCTTGACGGCGGGCGTCGGGTAGACCGGGCCGTGTCCGAAGAACTGGCGGCAGTAGCCGTCGAGGAAGCGGATGTTGCGGGCATCGGTCCAGGCTTGCGGCGGAAGCTCGTGCGCGGAGAGGTCCATGACCACCCCGACCGACCCGCAGTTGGGGATGGTCACTTTCGGCATTTACGGTTCCTCGCCGCCCCAGATGATGATCTCGGCGCGGCCGACGGCGATCAGGCCGGCAGCTTCGTACATCGCCAACCCCTCGCGCACCCAGGGCGCATTCAGATTGATCGGCGTCGCCAGCGCCAGGTCGCGTTCGAACACGCGGACCTTTGCGGCGGCCAGGCGCTCGGCCTCAGCCCCGGTCGGCGCATCCAGACTGGCGATTTCAATTGCGGCGCGTTCGTCGGCCGACAGGCGCATGCGGTAATCGAAATAGGCGGCCGGCAGTATCTGGGCCGCCTTCCAATCGGCGATTTCCTGCGCGGTCCAGTCGCGAACAGTGCGAATCGAAATCACCACCATGCGACCGCCCGGATCGAGGCTGAGCACCTCGTCATCGTTGTAGCTTTGGTATTGGCCCAGCGCCGGCCAGTGGAACTCGATGGGCCACCAGCCATAGCCGACGTAATCCGGCAGGCCGAGCCAGGTCAGATCGGCAATGTCGGCAATCGGGGTCTGGGACGCGGTCAGGAAATCGGGCACCGGGTCGCGCGAAATGATGCCGTCTTTCACCTTCACACAGCTGCTGTAGTCGATCATGACTCCTCCTTGGTTACCAACATTCGATGAGAGCGAAGCCGGCGCCGCCGGTCCGCACACTGGTGGTTCGCTGATTGCCGCCGCCGCCGCCGCCGCCGTCCCCGCCCTGTGACGTATCCTGACCGGTCGATCCAGCGAGGCCGACGACGATTAAGGGGCCAACGCTGGCCACTGCAGCGCCCGCGGCGCCTGCTGCATTTGTGTTTGCTGCGCCGCCGCCGGCGCTGCCAGATAGGTAGCCGACGCCTGGCGCGCCTTGCCCGCCCAGGCTGACCGTGCCGGCGCTGCCGTTGCCACCACGTCCAGCAGCCCCGCCGCCGCCCCCGGGGCTACCCGATGCAACGGACGATGCGCCGGCGCCGCCGTTGAAGTTGACGTCACCGCCGCTACCTACACCGCCGGCGCCACCGGTCGATCCATTCGGGGCGGCGGCGCCCTTGCCGCCAATCAGGGTGTATCCGAAGGCCTCGACGATCGTTCCCAGAACTGGATCGAAACGGACATTGATGGTCCCGTTCGCGACCTTCAACTGGTTCGTCCCGGCAAAGCCCCCGCCGCCGCCGCCGGACGCCGGCGCACTCGTGCCCGCTTGAATGCCGTCGCCGCCGGCACCGGTGGCACCCATCCGCACCGCAGTGCACCAGTCGGGCAGCTTGACGACTTGGTCGGTCCTGACGAGGAAGATCTTTGCGGGGAAGCCGGCAGGATCCGCATTCAGCGCGCCCGACGAGCGACGTGGCCACCCTGGGCTGCCGGGCTGGCCGCGCGGGATGCCTTGTGGTCCATACGCTGCCATGATCAGAAGTCCGCGGCTTCGGCCTGGAACACGATGCCGGCCTGCGCTGACGCGATCCCGCCCCACAGGCTTTCGCCCGGACCGAGACGCAGCGGCGTCTGCTCGGAATAGTCGGGGAACGTCACTTTCGTTGGCGGGGTGGTTGTGCTCGGCGTCTGCACGCCGATCGTGGTCGCGTCCTTCAGGCGCTGCACCGTGCCGGCAGCGTTCTTGCTGGTGAAGAGGTAGGCCACGGTGATAGCCGTGACAGATGCGCGCGGGATTGCGCTGATGCGCGTGAGGTTCACGCCCTTGTCGGCGGGCGCGGCGCAGATCAGCACCGTGTTTGTCGGCGCATCAGAGTTCAGGCTGGCGACGGCCAGCGTAGCCACGCCGCTGTCGAGGTGCGGATTGTTTGCAAAGTTGGGAGTGCTTGCCATGTTGGTTCCTTACGAGAGGGCGAGGCTCAACGCGCAGACCTGGGCGATCCGCAGCGGGTAGTTGTAGATGTCGGCCGGTTTCCAACTCGTGACGCCATTCACGGTCGTCAGCTCGAAGATCACCGCGCCGCCGGGTTGCGCGGGCAGGACCGCGCCGAATGCGAGCTGGTCGACGTAACCTTTCGTGATCGCGGCCAGGCGGAACGCAGCGCCGTCGTAGATCAGGGCCACATAGCGGCCGGCCGGCACGTCGCCCGGAAGAAGCGGCGAGCCGTCGACGGCCTGGATGGTCTTGGCGCCCAAGCCCGAGATATTCAGCGTCGGCGTGGCGGCGGTGTTTGCTGCCTTCGGCTTGAACACGACCATCATGTTTTCGCTGTAGGCCAGCAGCGGCGTGGCGGGTGCGAGCACGTACGCGTCAACAGCACCGACGTCGGCGCCGCCGATCAATACGGCGCCAGTGAAGCCGGTGAAGCACTGGCGCAGTGCAGTTTTCATAAGCCGGAGGTGGTCGTCCCCCTGCGATTTCGGATCGTCGGGCGTCGGGTTCGTCGCGACCAAGTCGCTGATGTAGGTGCCAGTTTCGAGGCTCATTTAGTACCCCCTGTAGAAGTCGGAGCCGTCGCAGCCCAGCACCTGGGCAATCTCGGTGCGCAGCGGCGCCACGGCGCGCGCGCGGCTCTCGGTTGCGTTGATTTCCTTGACCGCCTGCCCATACATGGCCTGCCACAGCGGAATCGAGTCGTTGTCGCGGATGAAGGGCGCGGCCTGCAGCAGCGTCCCGTACAGGTACAGGTCCGGATATTTGGTCAGCAGCGCGTTCGTCGGCGCCGCGTCGGTCAGTCGGAAGCCGCCCCGGTAGCGCAGCGTCACCGTGCGCGCCGCATCGGAGGGGCAGTCGAACGCGAGGCTCGTGCCGTCGATGGCCCAATACGTCGGGCGGCCTGGCGCGCTGGTCACGGGTAGCTCTTCCGGCGTTGCCGGCGCCAGCTCATGGCGATGCGTCGCCCCCAACCACACAGCGAGCGGCGACGTGAAGCCGGCCGGCAGCGGGATCGTGCGTGCGCTGACCGCGAGAGCCAGCGGCACCTCGTTTTCCATCGCGCGCACCTGAGCGATGCGGTTGATCCCGGTTTCGGCCAGGGCGATGAAGTCGGGGATCTGCGCGACCAGGTCGGAGCGATGCAGCCAGCCCTTCACCGCAGCCTTCAGTTCGGTGTAGTTGGAGAACGGCATGGCTCAGCCTTTGGTGACGCGGGTCTTGCGAGGCGCGGGCGCTTCGACAGCTTCTGCGGGCGCGTTGGTGCGCTCGTGATCGGCGTGCCAGTCGTCGTAGCCGTCGGCGCGCGCGGCGCCTTCCTGCACTTCGTCGTCGACCAGCAGCATCTGGCCAGCCAGGTACAGGGCTTTCGGGTATTCCTGGAATTCCATGTGCTTCTCCATGAAAAAAGCCGCCCGAAGGCGGCCTGTTCAGTCAACGTGCTTCCATATCTTTCGATTGCGCACGTCGTAGACGTTGGTTGTTGATATGTCGAGGCGTCTTGCTATCTCGACTCCGGTTTCGCTCGAACTTCGTATTTCCCGCACCAATTCCTCGGTGAGCTTGGACATGCCATGCTTTTCGCCAAGGGAAACGCCTGGGCGGGACCTTTTTCTCGCCCACATATCGACCATGTTCTGCTGCTGCGTCCCTAGGTATAAGTGATCGATGTTCACGCATTTCGGGTTGTCGCAGTGGTGAAGAACAAACGCCTTCTTGGGGAAATCTCCCTTGAACATCCGCCATGCGGCTCGATGCACGAGCTCAATTTGGCCGGCAGAATTGCGCCATTGGCCATGCCACTCAAGTTGAGTCTTGTCTTTTTTCTTCATGATGCTGCCGAGCCAGTGCCAGCATCCATTTGGTTGCTTCGCGACCCATTTCATGAAGCGGTCCTCTTCGCTCAGCCCATGGAACTGCTGCTGGAGAGGACGAAGTTCTTCGCCGACCTTTTGCTGCCGGTAGTGCCCCCCGCACAATTCGCGCGAGTGGACCTTTTTCTCGCACCCGATAAAAGAGCATGTTTTAGCCGACATTTTACCCTCCTATAAAGAATAAGGTAGAGTAGCATAATACGGCTAAAACATGTGTATTATCAGTTGCTGAGTATGCGAGCTGCGAGTTGAGCGCGCAGAGTTTTGTATCCGTATAATACGTCAAGACGGCACGGGAAGGTGTCGTTGCTGATGTTGTACTGGCGGACCATGCGCATCGAGATGCCGTCGAACGTCTCGCGAGCTTTCCAGTCCACGCCATCCGGCATCACCAGGTCGGCGGTCGCGAAGGTGAACGCGTCCTTGTGGAATGCCAGCGACGGGCGGTAGACGGCCGAGGCGCCACCGATCTTGGCGACGCCCGCGCCGTTGCCAGGCGAAGCGACAACGTTCTGACGTCCGCCGGAGGTAACGATGGCCGGGGCGATCTGCAGGCTGCCGGCGCCGCCTGCGTAGTCCGCGGTGACGACGAACGTTTGCAGGGTGCCGGTATCGGCTTTGGTCTCTGGGTGCACGCGGTTGATGCCCAGCGTGATGACGTCGCCTTTCTTGAAGGTGGTGGCACCGGCCGCAACCACGATCGACGAGCCGGTCTGGCCGGCACCGTTGACGGTGTAGCCGGTGGCCGCTGCTGCGGTGCCGGTCGCGGTGCCGCCCAGGATGGTGTTTTCCATGATGTCGCCGAAGCCGGCGGTGGTGCCCAGCACGCCCTCGCGATACTGCTTGGCGATCTGGGTCGAGTCCTGGAACAGGCCTTTCAGGTTGTCGATCGCGTCGACGGTGTCCTGGGTGTTCATCAGCAGGTTGCGGGTGCCGGATGGGGCCAGCGAGTCGGTCAGCAGCTTCTTCGCCAGCAGCATCTGGCGCATGTTCAGCGTCGAGCCGATGTTGTTGACCACGTTGTACACGTCGTTCGCCATCGTCAGCGCGTCGGCTTCGATGTTGGCGGCCAGGACCGACACGGCTGGCTCGATGATGCGTTCGCTGAAGTCGTCCAGCGACATCGTCAGGTCGACCGCGGTGAAGTTCAGGTCGACACCCTTCTGGGTGGTGACGTTCAGCTGGGTCTTGTTCTCGACGGTGTCCTGCGCCTGCATGGTTGCGCCGGTGCGGACGACGTATTCGTTCGGCAGGCGGATGTCCAGCGACGAGCCGATCTTGGCGCCGGATTTGGCGAAGCGCGAGTCGTACTGGCGGTTGATCGAGCCGATGAAGTTGGCCTTTTGGTGCAGCACGCGCAGTGCTTCGCGGGTGATGATTTGCGGGGTGAGGATGGTGTTTGCCATTTAGGGCTCCAGAAATGAAAAAGCCCGCCAGGTAGGGCGGGCCGGGTGTCGTGTTGCGGATCGGGGCGTTAGCGCTTGCGCAACTGCTTGTTGCGGTGATCCATCCATTCGTCGGCGCTCATCTTGCTCGGGTCCTTTACCGCAGTAGCGCGCGAGGCGCCGACGCGGGTGACCGGAGCAGGCGGCGCTGCCGGGGCGGGCTTGGAGCGCTGGGCGCCCTGTTTCTTCTCCAGCTGGTCGAACAGTTCGGCCTTGTGCATGATCTTGAAGAGCGCCGGATTTTCCAGCAGCACCCGGGCGGTTGCCGGGGTCATCTTCACACCCTGCTGTTCGGCAAAGGTGTTGATCTGCGCCGTCCGTTCCGGCGTCCAGGTGGAGACTTCACGCCGCACATACGCTTCCGCTTCCTGGATGAGCTTGGCAGCGTTCTGCTGCTCGGCCAGTGCCTGTTCGTTCTGTTTCTGCGTGATGCCTTGCACTTTCGCGCTGCGCTCGGCTTCGAGTGCGCGCTGTTGCTGCTGCAGCTGCATGGCCTGCACCGGGTCCTGCTCGATGAGCTGGTTCCAGTCCAGGGCCTGGTACTGCTTGAGCTGCTTCTCGATGGCACGCACGTCGGCGACGTCGTCGAGGAACTGCTGATGCTGCGCCGCCTGCTGGCGGACCTGCTCGCGCTCGGTCTCGACAGCGCGACGCTCATCGGCTACAGCCTGCGTCTTCTGCGTGTAGTCCGATTGGCGCATCGTGCCGGACTTGATCTCAGCGGCGATGCTCTTCGGCATGGCGACCTTTTTGCCGCCGATCTCGATTTCCTCATCCTCTTCGGGTTGCTCTTGCGAGGCCGCGTCGTCTTGGGAATCGTGGTTGCCCGCTTGCTGATCGTGTTCCTCGGCGGCAGCGGCTGCGGCTTCGGAATCCAGCGTTTCCACCGGTTGTTCCAGTTCGTCCATGCGAAATACTCCAGGTTGTGCCGGCTCAGCCGGCGGTTTGGTCGACAGCAGCGTCAACCGTGAACGTGCCCGAAACTGGGCACAGGATGAAAAAGGCGCCGGCGCGCAGCTTGATGTCGACGGCGCTGCCGACGCGCTGGTTCAGGCCCAGGCCGACCGTGAGCGTGCCGGTGTTCGCGTTCATCGTGGTCGCATACAGCGTGCCATTCGTGCAGTTCAGGCCCGCGGTGGGCGATGTGCGCACTTGCAGCGTGCACGTACCGCCGCCGGCCAGCGTTAGCGCCGCGTTGCAGCTCGCGCTAACGGTGACGATCGATGGCTTGGCTGGGTTCGTGGCCTGGTAGGCCGTGGACAAGGCCAGCGCGCGCGAGACTGGCTCGCCGAAGTCGAATGCGTAGGGCGACGGGATCGTCGGCTTGTCGGCCAAGTCGTTGTAGCTGCCGCTGAATGCCACCTGGGCGAAGGCCGGTTTGCCGCTCAGGTCTGCCCACGAGCCACTGAACAGCGCAGGCTTGTTCAGAAGATCCAGGTAGGACCCGGTCTGCGCGGCGACCGACAGGCCCGTCAGGTCCGCTGCTTGGCCCGTGATCGCCACCGTCTTCAGGGCCGGCTTGTTGAGGATCTGGCCAGCGCCGCTCGTGGCATTCCAGTCGGCGTTGATCTGCGTGGTCGGCAGCGCGGACAGCACGCCGTTGCTCGAGACCAGGCCGGCGCCCACCGTCAGGTACGACGGCAGGTTCGTCGACTTGTTCCAGATGAGGATGCCATCGGTCGGCGGGTTGACCAGCGTGCGCAGGATGTTGCCGGTGTCGGCGCTGTTGCGCTGCGTGATGATCAGGCTGTTGCCTTCGGCGTAGGCCGTGCCGCTGCACAGCGCGAGCAGCCACAGGATGGCCGCGAGAGTCAGTTTTTTCATGCTACTCCTTCAGGTGGTTGCGCAGGCCCGGGCATGGGCTGCGGCATCGCTGGTTGCGGTTGCTCTTGCGGCATTCCCGGCTGAGCGGGAATCGGAGGCGCTGGTTGCGGCTGAGGCGGCATGCCGGGCGCCGGCGCCGACAGCACCTGTTGCAGCGTCTGCATGATCAGCGCCTGAACCTGCTCCGGGCCCATGCCGGCGCCGACGACCTTCAGGCGGTTCGTCTCGGCATTGAAGGCGTCGATCTCCATCTTGCGAACGTCGATCGACTTGTCCTGGTCCTTCGCCTGCAGTTGCTGCTGCATCTGCTGCATACCCTGCTGAAGCTGCTGGATGACCTGCTGTGCCTGTTGCAGCTGCGGGCTCTGCCCCTGCAACTGCGGCGGGAGCAGCGCCTTGAGCGCTTGCGATATCTCTTCGGCGCCCGGCCAGTCCAGATTCTTCGCCAGCATCGGGCCCATCACCTGCGCAGCCGGCGGATACGCCTGCATGAAGTTCATCATCTGCTCGGCGGCTTCCTCGCGCTGCGTCGTGTAGCTCGGGCCGCTCTCGCACGTCACGTCGTACTTGCCGCTGGTCAGGTCGTACACGTGCTCGATGCCGATCTGCTCGTGCGTCGCCTGCTGTGGCTGCTGTTGGCCTTGCGCGGCCTGCTGTTGTGCCTGGATCGGGGTCGTCGGGGCGTTCACCTTCACGTTCTCGTTCGAGCCATCCTCGTGGATCACGCGGATGATGCGCTCGACCGTGTAAGTCTTCGGGATCAGATCGGCCAGGATGCGGCCGGTATGGCGGATGCCGCGGTTCTGGTTGTCCGTGAAGTTGAACGTGCTGACGTCGCCTTCACGCTGGCGTGCCAGAATCGCGCGACCACTGGTCTCGTTCGACTGCGCACCGAGCGAAGCGTCGAACAGGCCCATGACCGACTTCATGTCGTCGGACGCGCTCATCGCCTCCTGCATCGAGGCGGCGTCGGGTCCCACGAAGCCCTGGCGTTGCGGCGGGGCGGCGCCGTCAACAGGGTCATATTCGAGATACGCGTGGTTCGCCGTGTTCGCACTCATCCAGTTCGGATCAGTCGCGAACGCACCAACGGCGCCGATGAACGGTGCGCGCGGCGTCAGGGCGGCCACTTCGGTCGTCGTCGTGCGCCAGTAGTTGAAGCTGCGCTGCGCGTCCTTCGCGTCGTGGATCATCGACTTCAGGTGACGCTTGCCGTCGATGATGACCTGGTCGCCGTAGACGGGCACGATCGGGATGTACTTGCCAGCCCATTCGTTCGTCTCGATGATCTCGGCGCCGCTCATGATGTGCTGCGTCACCTTCATCGTGCGCACCTGGCGGCGCGCCACCTCGGTGATGCCCTGGATCTTGAGCACGTCCTGGAGCATCGGGTCCTGCAGCTCCTCCTCGTACATCACGGTGCCGTCGGACAGCTTGATCAGCGTCTTTTCGACCTCCCGGCGCTTCCACCACTCGGCAACCATGATGTCGTCGCCGTCGAGCCAGTCGGCATGGCATTCGCCGCGGCGATCGCCTTCGAAGCTGGCCGTGTCGGCCTTGGGCCACTTCGCCTTGAATGCGTCGAGCGAGTAGGTCTCGGTCACGAACGCGTCGTTCCAGTTGGCCGAGTCGGCGCCCATGTCGTAGGCATCCGGCACGACGGACAGCGAATTCGGGATCGGCTCGATCCGGATATCCTGGTCGAAGACGTCGTCGCTTGCGTATTCCGTGCTGATGCGCCAATAGCCAACGTTGCCGGTCACCGCGTTCTCGATGGCCGTGTCATAGGCCACGTCGGCGTTCGACGTCACCTCGATGTTGCGCACCAAGCCGTCCAACACCTTCGCGGTCCACTGGTCGGAGCCTTCGCCTACAGCATGGAACTTGATCTGCGGAGTGTTCTGGCGCGCATCGTTCACCACCTGGCGGATGAACGCCGGCAGCTTGTTGATGGTCAGGCACGGGCGGCCGTCCTTCTCGCGCTGCTTGCGCACGTTCTCGGGCCACTGCTCGCTCAGGCGGGCGAAGCGCACGTCATCGGCGTAGCGCTCGCGGTTCTCGCTGTCACGCTCGATCGCGATGTCGTAGATCCGCAGCCCTTCGGCGTGCAGATCCTTGTCTTTCTTGTCAGCCATGTGTTATCCCATCCAGCCGCCCGGCTGGGCAACCGGTCTTGGTCGTGGAGGTGGTTTGATGCTTTGCTCTTCGTAGCAGACGGCCATCAGGCCGAACGAGTCGGCGCCGTGGCTGGCCCAGTCGTGCGACGGGCCCAAGCCGATGTTGCGGACAATGTCGCGCTTCTCGTGGTAGAAGCCGAGCGCTTCGCGGCCAGCGGTCGTTGTCTGCTCGTTGAACCACATGGCGGGGAATAGTCGACGCGTTGCTTCGATGCGTGCTTTCGCTGCGCCTTTGCCCTGGTTCGGGACGACCTTGACCTTGTAGCCAGCGCCCTTCAGCGCGGACTCGTAGGACACGTCGAACACCTTGTCTTGCGTCGAGCCGTCGTGTGGCAGCCAGATTTGCGCCCTGGCCGGCGAGTAGTCCCGATCCCGCAGCCATTCAAGGTGCGTTGCCAGCGGCTGCCCGACCGACTCGTAGTAGTCGAGCACTCGGATTTCCTTGCCGATGAACTGCGCCACCCACATGGTGAATGCGTCAGCTCGCGCGCCGGTGCCGCCAATGTCGACGAATACCCGGAGCGTCATCAGTGGATCAGCCGACACACGACCGATGCGACCTTGCGACTTCGCCACCGTCAGTCCGGACGCGTAGTAGGCGCCGGCCACGATGGTGGCGTATCCGCCTTCCCACACGTGTTCGTATTCGTCCGGCCGTTCTTCCTGGTCGCGCTGACGCTCGCGCTCCAGCTTGGCCGGGAACTTCGGGTTGTCGCTCCAGTTGATCTCGACGACCTTGACGAGCGGATCGGCGGAACCGCGGTAACGCTTGTCGACCGCCGCGCTCTTACGCTTCGGGTTCCACGTCACCCACAGTTCAGCATTCCAGCCCTCGCCCTCTTCACGCAGGGTAGGGACCAAGGTGGTGAATGCTTCGTCGGAGACCGGCTCGGCCTCATCGATCCAGCAGATCAGGATCCGGCCCTTCGATTTGACGCTGGCGATGTTGCGGTCCAGACCTGTGAAGGCGAACCACACGCGGCCATCCTTCGACCGGATGAACTTTTCGCCAACCTCGTAGTAAGCAGCAAGGAATGGCTCGTCCTCGATGGCGCGCTTGCACTCTTCGAGCGACGAGTCTTCCAGCGAGTTCATGAACTGGCGAGCGCACAGCAGCTGCCCGGTGACGCCGGCCATACCGTAGATGTAGCCGCGCAGGGCGATCATCTTGGCAAACGACCTGGTCTTGCCGGAGCCGCGTCCACCGTAGGCGCCGCGCACGTCGGCGTCACCCTGGAAGACTGGAATCAGCTTGTCAGGGATCGCAACTTGAACGGTCGTCATTTCGTCAGCGGGACGAGCTCAATGCGCGTCACCGTTTGAACTGGGTTGTCACCCTGGCCGCCGTGGTTCACATCGACCTTGTCGCCGTAGCGCTTCGGGTCCCACTTCGCCAGCAGCTTCAGGCGCGTCTCGATGCGCAGCTTGGAGCGGCTGATCCATTCGGTATTGGCGCGGTCGCCGTTCTCGCCCTGGATCGTGTCGAAGGTGGTTTCATCGGCGATGTCGAGGCAGTCCTGGGCAATGGCGTCGTGGCCGGCCTCGCGCGCACGTGCGATGCGTGCGGCAAACGCATCGTCCGCATCCTTCCAGTCGTACACGGTGCGCCAAGCGGGCATTTCCTCATCCCGGCAAATCTGGCGTAGTGGCTCGCCGTCCGCGAGTCGTTCGCAGATGCGGTCCGCAATCTCTTGCGTGAACGTGCTGGGGCGCCCTGGCGGACGAGCCTCAGCCGGCGCCGCCTTCTTGCGGGTCTTGGCTTTGGTGGTATCGCTCATGCTCCGCCGATCCCTTCCGCGCATAGCGCGTATCCGGGGCCAAGCTTCGGGGCAGGGCGGACGACGGCTACACCGCAGTCCATCCCATCTTGCGAATTGCGCAAGCGTGCGATGAGGATCGCAACGGCAATCCATGCGTTGGTGGAGTTCATATCGTCGAGGAATAAAAAAGCCAGCGCGAGGCTGGCGAAACTCCGTGGAGTGCGGAGCAGGGAGACAGGTTGTGGTGAGACGCACCGTGTTGGCCGCACTCGGCGGCGGAAGGGTGGTCGGGCGTTCACCACATGGAGACCGGCTGCCGCGTCCGCTGACTAGGCTCGGCGTTTGGTTGTCATCCGCAACCGATCTGCATGTGGTCACCCCTTACGAGGGTGAGGCGCCGAAGCTCGCATAAGGCAGCGATTACCGTTCCCAGCAGTCTGTCAGTTGGACAATACAGCGGGGCCAAGCCGCTGTTCTTCGGGGTGAAGTGATCAGCGATCTTCGAAGCGCGTGAGGCGCGCGATTGTGCTAATCACAAGGTCAGCCATCCATCCGATCGCATAGCAGCTGCCGCAAATGACAGCACCGCACCCCAAGCCAAGCGCAAGGGCGAGGGTGTCATCTGTGAACATGGCAGTTCTCCAAGTAGCAAAAGCTGACGCCCAATGCAAAAAGGCCGCTCATCTGGCGGCCTTTGCTGTAGTCGAGCGAAAACACCCTACCTGGGTATCGTCTCTCGGTCATTTCTGAACGGAATTAAGTTGTAGTATGGAATTTACTGTTGAGTTTGCCTACTGTCAAGACATTTCACTCAGGAACGTTGTTTCGCCATCTCGGCAGCAGCCTCAGTAACCGCGCGGCGCGTATCCGCACTGGCGTCGTGGCTGAGATGCGCTTCCGCAAGCCACTTGACACTGCGAGCATCTCCGACGCAGACGTCGACCTCACTGATGCACACATCGAGCCGAAGCCCGACCAGAAGGTCGAACGCATCATTGCTGAACTGTAGCGAGTTCCAAGCATGCCGGATCGTCCCATCCTCGAAGTGCAGGTTGCCGTACCCCTCGCCGTCGACCTCTTCAAACCTGGCGCCGAGTGCGCGGGCGGCCAGCGTGAGCAGCTCCAGGTCGGCTGGCGGGATGTCCTTGCGCGGGCGCGCCGGAAACTCGTCGACCTCGTCGATGCCGTCCAGGTTCATGCCGTGTCCTTAAGTTGCTTTGTCAATGACTGGTGGCGGGCTTGGGAACCGCTGCCAGTGCGTAGGGGTGTGAACACCGTGCCCATGCGCTTCCCATTGCCCATGCACATATCGAGCCCAGCCAACCGATTGGACAGGCGGAGCATTCTGGTAATTGGTCTGGTGAACCACAATCACCAGCTCGTCATCCTCAGGGCGCTGCTCGCTAGTCCTGATCCATGCGCTTTCGCTCATCGCTGCTTCTCCATGTTCTTCTCGACCATCAATTCTAACGCGGCTTGAGCGGTTCGCAGCATGCTTTCGAATAGCTCGCGACGCACCGGGAGCTGCAGAACTCGCATGATCGGCTGCCACGATCGGCCCTCGACGTAGTGGTAGCGGAGGATCGCTTTCTGCGTCGCGCGCAGGTGGAAAAGGCCGCGCTCGATCTGATAGGCGTCCTCGTCGTCCATCCGGCGGCGCTCGTCGCTGAACGACTCCAGTAAGCCGGCTTCCTTCTTCAGCCGATCGCAGAATGCTGCCGTTGCGCTGCGGGCGATGTGACGCTCCTTGGCGTTCGCCCACCGGGCCCAGTTCTGCAAGCGCTCGTGGATCGGGCTGGACGTGTGGTCCTGCCGCTCCTGGCGCCGTGTAGCGTTCCTGGGCGTGTACGGAACCTCTGCGAAGTCGTCGATGCGTCGGGCGGACTGGCCTGCCGGGCGCCAGTTCAGGGTGATGGTCGAGCGGCGATCGGTCAAGGGGGAGTCTCCTTCTGCTGTTGAATTGCTACGTACTGCCGGCGCGCGGCGAGGTTCTTGATGTCGACGCGGTAACTGATGCATGGACGTGAGTTCCACGCCACGTACTGGAACTTGGCTTGGTCGCTGTCGCTGGCGAGGCAGCGGCCCATGCCAACGTCGGCGTACTCGGGCGCAGCCAGGCGCACGCTGAACTCGTCGCAGAGCGCACACATTTCGCTGGGATCGGGACCGCAGATCATGCCGCATCCTTCAGAGCACGCAGCTGCGCGCGGAAATCGGCCTTCATCGCCAGCAGGCCGGGGATTGTCCAGGCGCCGCCGACCTGGTCGCATTCGAGTTCTTCGACGGCAGCCAGGCCGATTCGAACAATCAGGCCGATTCGGTAGTCGGCCGCGTTGCCGGCGCGGTAGCGATTGCACTTCTTGCACTGGCCGTGCGCGTTACGGAAGTCGAAGCGCAGATGCGGCGCGCTGCCCCGGCTTCGGTAGTGTCCGCAGTCATAACCGCCGCCTGGCGTGTCGTCCAGCGTCGCCAGCACGGTCGGGCAGCTGATGCACGTTTCGTCGCGGTCCCGGAAGCGCACGAGGGCGTTGAATGCCTCCTGCGTCTCGGCGATATGCTGGCCGCGCGTCTTCATCGCTTGCTTGCGCTCGCGCGTCTGCTTCGCGTCCAGGCGCTTACGCTCGGCCACGGCGTGCACGGCAGCGCAGTCGGCGCCGCATACCTTGTGGCTGATGTTCCGCGGCTGGAAGCGGTTGGCGCAGCCCTTGACGGCGCACTTGCGGACGCGCGAGCCTTGGATCGGCTTGCGGCGGGTGAGGGGAGTTCTCAGCACGTTAGGATCTCCCATGCTGCTGCTGCCACTCGTGGAACTTGGCCATTTCCAATGGCTCGGTGCCGGTCCATCGCAGCGGCCACCCCATCAACCACTCGCTGAACTCCGGGTTGTGACGCCCGCCAGGCAGCAATCCCTTCAGGGTTAAGAATTCGGGGAGACGCACACCGCGCGAAGACTTGGCGGCTCGCTTCTTGGCGGTCTGCGGTGTCACGCTGCCCTTCTCGTCGGAAGCGGTTGGCGTCGGCCACAATCCAGAGACGTTCCCGCATGTGATCCAGCCCGGCGTCGTATGCGCTGAACACTCCCCATCGTGCATCGAACCCCAGCTCGGCCAAGTTTCCAAGAACGGTTCCAAGCCCCCGAGAAGTGAGCATTGGGCTGTTCTCCACAAACACGAATCTTGGTCGTACTTGGCGAATGATCCGCGCCATTTCCGTCCAGAGCCCCGAGCGTTCTCCGTTGATTCCGGCCCCGCCTCCGACCACACTGATGTCCTGACAGGGAAATCCCCCAGATACGACGTCAACAAGTCCTCGCCATGGTGTGCCATCAAAAGTTTCGACGTCAGACCAGACTGGGAAAGGTCGAAGACATCCATCGTTTTGCCTCTGCGCCAGAACGGCCGCCGCGTCAGCATCACGTTCAACTGCGCACACGGTGCGCCATCCAAGAAGGTGCCCGCCGAGTATTCCTCCACCAGCGCCTGCGAAAAGAGCCAACTCATTCATCTCATCCTTCTTCGTTCTAGTTATGCGCTCGCGCGCTGATTGATCACCCTCACCCCAGCCCTCATCAGGGCCAGGGTTGCCAGCAGCGATGCGGCGCGCTGGATGTGGATTTGCTGTTTGGTCATGCGCCCTCCGGCCCTCGGTTAATCGCCTCCTGCGCGAACTTCACTTGGATAGGGATCAGCTCTTTGTCGCCTTGCTCCTGGCGCCAGAGGATCCGCTTCGCCCAGGCTTTGTAGTCGTAGCCGACGGGCGTGTTGTAGGGGAACTTGGCCGCGGCTTCGTGCTGGAGTTGGACGCTCATGCGCGCCTCCCGTCAGCGATGTGATGGACGTCGGCGCCCTGCTTGGCACCGGCCTTGCGCGCGTCCGCCCAGTTGAATGCGCAGATGAACGCGTTCTCGTGAAGGCGGCTGTGAACTCGATCCCCGACGAATTTCGCCAGGTCAGCCAGCGGCTGGTTGCTGATGGCGATGACAGGTTTGTTGTCGTTGTAGCGACGGTTGATCACTTCGGTCAGGATCAGGTTGGAGTCCTCGCGATCCGGCTTTGCGTCGATCTCGTCGAGGATCAAGACGTCGTACTGCAGAAAGCGCAGGATTTCGCCTTCCTTGCTCTTGCCCTCGGTGCTGTAGCTGGCCTGCACCTCGCTGATCATCCCGTTCGCCGTGATGTAGCGGATCGAGCGCACAGCATTCGTGATGAGCGATTGCGCCAGGTCGCAGGCCAGGAGCGTTTTGCCGGTGCCTGTGATGCCCGAAAGGATCAGTGCGCCCCATGCCGGCTCGCCCAGGATGAAGTCGCGGAATAGGCGGGTCGTGTGCTTGACGCCTTTCTGCTCCGGCGTGCTGGCGACGAACTTCTGGCCGACGTACTTGGCCGGGATCGTCGCAGCCTTCATCAATGCTGCGGAACGCTCGGCCATCCAGCTGTCGCGGGCTTCTTCCGCCAGGACAGCATCGAGGCAGCGCGGGCAGTGCCAGGCAGCTCCGTTGCGCACCAAGACGTCGGCAGCGCCGTGCTGCTCGCAGGTGCCGGCCACCATCTGCATGCGGCCCAGGCCAGGGATCAGGTTCTGAATCGATTCCATGTCGCCTCCGTCAGAGTGGGCTGTCGTCGTCAAGATCGGCTTGCGTGACGCCACGCGCTGCAAGCTGGGCTTGCATCATCGCGACGTCCGCGGATCGGTCGACCTCGGCGAAGTGGAACTTCTGCGACTGGCCGCCACCGGTGCGCGGCGCAGATCGGCGATCAGGCTGCGGGGTCAGCAGGCGCTCGACGATGGGAGCCAGGTATTGCGGCGAGATCGTCTCGGTGCCCTTGTGCTCCCGGGCGATACGTACCGCCTCGGTCAGCACCTCCAGCGAGACAGCGCGATCAGCCCAGCCCATGACGGTCGGGTGCATCGCCGTCGCACTGACGCCGAGAGGGCGCAGAACCACCGCGATGGCAGCAGCTGGGCTTGCAGGGGCGGGCAGAGGTTGACGCGGTGGCATCGGCGCCGTTGCTGGCGGGTCAAGCTCGTCCCGGCCGTCAGGCACGTCACCGCCACCGCCCGCCGCCGGCGCGCTCGCGTCGGTGGTGGTGGTAGGGGATTCAGGATTCAGGATAGGGGATGAGGGATTCAGCCCGGCTGCTTCCGGAGTTTCCGATGCTTGCACCGTACTTGCACTGTTCTTGTACGGTGCTGGTATCTCACTAGGCGCCTCTTTGATGTGAGGGTTCTGGTGTTTGCCGAAATTCGTCACTTGGATAAAGCGGCGATCATCGTGCTGATACCGGATGATGAAGCCATGTTTCTCCAGCTCGCCCAGGAGTTCATCGGCGTTGCAGGTGTCGTACGGGAGAATCTCGGCCTTGATCTTCTTGGGGCGATCCTCCATGCGACCTTCCCGGTCGCAGTGCAGCCATAGGCCGGCAAACAGCAGGCGGGCCAGCGGCGTGCACTCGGCAAGCATGTCGTTCGTGAAGAAGCCAGGTTTGATATTGCGTGCGCGTGCCACGTCAGTGCTCCTTGTCCAGCAGGTTCATCTGGCGCGGATCCGACTTGTCCAGCACGAAGATCATGGAGCCGCCAGCCGGCCATGGATCGTCGCAGTCAACACCAGCGATCTCGCAGGCCCGGCGGCAGACTGCGCTGCGCTGACCCAGGAATAAGCAGCCTTCGCAGTCGGCATAGACAGGCGCCTTGTTCGCCTTAAAGCGGATGGTGGCAGGGTCGATAGCCACTGCCGTGAAGCCTTCCCATTTCGGGCTGAGGATGTTGGTGGTCATGCGGCCTCCTGATACACGTTTCCGTCAGCCAGGCGCTTGTAGATCGTGTTCATGGCTTCGGTGACTTCCCAGCGCTTGGAGATAGCCATTTGCTGGTCGTGGATCTGCAGTGCGTGTTCGATGTCGCGCAGCGCTTCGCCATCGAGGCGGAAGTTGCCCGATTTCTTGCTGCGGATCTTGGCGCGGAACAGGCCGTCCAGAGCGCGGACGATGTCAGGCTCGTATTCGGCGCCGATTCCTTTTTCAGCCAGGACCATGCCAACGTTCAGGGCGCAGGCAAGGCACGACCACGATTCTTCGTTGGCGGTGCCGACACGGAGGTTTTCGAACGAGAGCCAGTAGGCGACGCCGATGTCGGTGACTTGATCGGCCTTGAGGACGGATGCGTTCTCGCCGCGTGCGTGGCACATGGCGATGGCGACAAGCCCGCCATGCTGGGTGACGGGCTTGGGTTTGTAAGCCTTATTGCGAGGTTTGCGTGGCTTCGTCATGGCTGCGCTCCTTGGCCGGCCTGACGTTGCGCCTCATCGGTTGCCTTCCGCAGGTTCTGCAAAGCGACGTAGCGCGCATCGGACATCAATTGATCGCCCGTGCGCGCAGACTCCTTTTCGACACAGCGCAGGATGGTTGCCGCAAGCTGTACGCGGTAGCCAGGTGTGAATTTGGTTCGTTGCTGGTCTGTCATTTATTCCTCGATTGGTGGGTTCAGTTATTCATGCGCACGTGCATTTGTGCGCGGCTGCGGCCCGGTGCGAACTTGGCCTGGAATTGGCCCAGATTGGGCCTTTTGCTGACGACCCTTGCCGGCTTAACATCCCTGCACTTGAGCCAGGAATCACGGAGGATCGAACTCATCGACTTGTCCCTTGCCTTCGACTCAGCCATCAAATCGATGAACTGGTCAGCGGTAAGCGAGGTCTTGGCGATGATGTTGTGTACTGCTTTCATGGGTACTTCTCCTTGGTGGATCGACGGGGTGGTTCGGTCGGGTAGTGCAATGGCTCTAGGTAAAGAGCCTGCGTGCAACTTTCTGGGCGCGCGGAACCGGCCGGGTAGGGCCGGGGTGGATCAGTTCGGGGGATCGGACAGCTCAGGCCAGTACCGCCGCCAGTCGTCGGGGAACATCTCGCGTCGCGTGACCATTCCGCCGGTAGCCGACTCGATGGCAGCGCCGTGCTTCGTTGGGATCGGGCGCGCGCCAGACAGCCATCGGCTTACGTCAGGCGCAGGCACCCCGATGGCTTTTGCCAAGGCTGCCTTGCGGCCGCGCTTTTGCGAGAGGTATGTGAGCAGGTTCATGCGTCTATATTAGCCCAGGGCTAATGCGCACGCAAGCCAAATGTTAGCCCTTGGCGAATTCAGTCTTTAGCCAATGTGACGTCTAATACAGCGATGAAAAAAATTGAGGACGTGCGACGCGAGAATTTACGGCGTCTGCGCGATGAAATTGGGAGTGTGCAGGAGTTGGCTGATCGGATTGGGAAAAGTCAGTCCCAAGTCAGCCAGTGGCTCAACGCGTCCGCCCACTCTGCAAGCGGCAAACCCCGAACGATCAGCAGTGGATCGTGCCGGGAGGTGGAGAAAGCGCTCAAACGACCGGACGGGTGGATGGATGTTGAGCATCAGGACTTGATAGCCGCGCCTACCAGCGAGGCGGTAGCGCTTCGCAAGCTGTTCAGCGAGGTCTCAGCAGAGGTCCGCCTTCTTGCGGTTTATCGGTTCGCGAGCCCCGACCAGCGGGAACTGATAGATGGCGCAGTTCGGCACATTGTCGAGCAAATGGACATCGTCGGCCTTGTCAACGGGACGAAGTGACTTGCCGCCAACTGACGGGAAGCTGCGTGCAAGCTGGCGCGCCATGCCCTTGAGGTGGCTCCGGCCAGTGTCATTCATCATCTCGTACATCACCTCTATTTCGTGGTCCATGCGTGCCTCGATCGTTATATACCTGCGGTTTCGCAAGTCAGTAAAGTTGATACTACTGTACACCTATACAGTATTTCTAGCTAGCGTCAGAAAGCCTCCGCCGTCATATTTTTGGCGATAAACGTTGTCATAAACATAATTAAGAGCAATGAGAAAAACCGCCCTTGCACTTATCGTTTCACTCTTGGTCGGCTGTGCTACAACTCCTGCCGAGCGGCGCATGCGCGACTCAGGTGATGACGATGACACCATGCGGAAGGTCGGCATCGGTTTGGCCGTTCTCGCGGTTGGCGCAGCTGCATATTACGGTGGCAGAAACTCGTCGGGCGGCGGATACGCGCCCACACCGCCGACTGACTACGACTGGGCTTGGGATTTGCAGCGAGGCGGCGCCGGCGGCCTGGTTTGGGTCTGCCGTGGCATCCAGAGCGGTCAGTATTCCGACCAGTCGCATTGCGCGTACAAGATCCAGAGCGACTCTCAGTGGCCTGGTTACTAAAACAATCCCCGCCGAAGCGGGGACCGAATTGGGAGGTTGGTTGGGGAGCACCTCGGCATTGCGAGCCGAATTCCTCACCAGCTAAATCCCCGCTCCCGCCGGCCAGCGGGAGTGTAGCAAGCCGGACCAAGACTGCCGCCTCTTAAATCGCAAAACAAGAGCAAGCCGCAGTGGAGGGTAACTTGCAAAGAACGGCCACCCCCTTGTGGGCGGTCGATCAGGCCTGGTTGACCGCTTTTGCATGAGGATCATTCATGTTCAAGCTTAAAACCAAAGTAGTGCAGGTCGAGCTGAACTTGTGGGCACTTCTGGCTTTGCTGAAGATGCTCATCCAGTTCTTCGCGTCCTAATGGAAAGCGGGTCGGTTCCGGCCGGCCCGCACCATTGATTGAACTCTACACTTGAACTAAGCGGTTTACAACGCTCCCGCCGAAGCGGGGAGGGAGAATTACCGGGCTTACCGGGATAACCTGAAAGGCAAGAGATGGCGCTTTACAAGAACTCAAATTACTTGCGGCACGATACAGGAACTGCTTTTGATGCTTTGCATAGCCCTGGTAGCACCACTCCACTTTCGGGTATCTATAAATGCGAAGGGTGCGGGCATGAAGTCACATCGGTTGAGGGGCACCCTTTTCCACCGCAGAATCACCACCAGCATAACCTTGTACAAGGGTCGATCCGTTGGCGCCTGATTGTGGCGACATGGCATCAATGATCTGACCCTCCTGCAGCTGGCTGCTGTTTGCCGAAAGGTTGGTATGCAGCAGCCGCTCAAGCTCCTTGACGCGCCCGGACAGCGTGTTGACGTTGCACTGCAGTTTTTCAACCTGAGAGATCGCCGGGCCATCATCCTCTGCTTGGGCGAACATTGCTTCGATCCCGGCCGCTACATCGCGTAACTCCTTTGGCTGCATCACGATCGCCTCATAGCCTGGAATCATTAGGCGCATCTGAAGCGCGCCACTCACCTTCTTCGTCAACTGTACTGTGTAAGCCGCTGGCTTTCCCATCCCATCCTCCACGCCCGCACTCGCGGGCTTTTTTTACACCCTCTCGCCGGGCCGGCGCGCCTGAACTGTACGGGCAGGAAAAATTTTACCAAAAATATTAGCCGCAGGCACAAATAAAGCTTGCAGTGAGATTAGCCCTCGGCTAATATAACTCCATCGCAACGAGCCCAGCAGGGCACGAACCTTGGAGAGCCTGATGAAGATCGAGATCAAAAACCGCTGGACCGACGCAGTAATTTTTACCCACGAAGGTGAAGACGTCACGATGCGCGATGTGGTGTTGGTAGCAGTTCGCCAGGGAGTGAGCCTGAGCGACGCCGACCTGAGCGGCGCCTACCTGAGCGGCGCCTACCTGAGCGACGCCGACCTGAGCGACGCCGACCTGAGCGACGCCGACCTGAGCGGCGCCAGCCTGCGCGGCGCCGACCTGAGCGACGCCAACCTGAGCGACGCCGACCTGAGCGACGCCGACCTGAGCGGCGCCAGCCTGCGCGGCGCCGACCTGAGCGACGCCAACCTGACTTCGATTCGCGACGATATCTGGGCTGTGCTGTCGTCAGCGCCGGCCGAGGTGCCGGCCGTGATCGCTGCGCTGAAAGCTGGCCGCGTCGACGGCTCGACCTACTCGGGCGAATGCTCCTGCCTGGTCGGCACCATCGCCCGCGCCCGCGAAGTCGGCGTCGACGACATCGAATCGCTGCGCCCGAACAGCTCGCGCCCGGCGGAGCGCTTCTTCATGGGTATCCGCAGCGGCGATACGCCCGAGACCAGCCAGTTCTCGGCATTGGCCCTGGCCTGGACCCAGGAATGGCACGACCGCATGACGGCTGCGTACGCGCCGAAGGGCTGATCATGGACCGCATGTCAATCGAGGAAGCGCGCGAAGCCAAGATCGCTGAGCTGACCGCCAAGAAAGCCGACTACACGAAAGCGCTGATCGCCAAGGGCGACATTACAACGATCCGCGAGGTCGGCAACTGCGTCACGGACTACCTGGCGTTTGCCTACGAAGACCTGCACAAGCTGGTGATGGGAGCGACCACGTTCGAAGCGGTGCGCGACAAGGTCATCGCCAGCGACGCCGAATGCGAGGCGATCAAGGCGGTCGAGCAGATGGAGCGGCGCCGCGAAGAGGAATCGATTGCTACGCGCGCCGAACGGTGGCTGTGGGCTCGCGGGGTGCTGCAATGAAATGCATCCACTGCAATGACACCGGAAGCCTGTCCAAGTCGCTCGATGGCTACGTTGACTGCGGCCACTGCCACATCGCAGCCGAGCGCGTCGAGCTTGAACGCTGGTACATCGCCGAGACGAAGCAGCACGGCATCTACGGCGCCCTGTGGCGGCTGAAACAGAAACTGACCAACGAACTGCAAGGGGAGGCAGCATGAGTGAAGCAGCAAAGCACACGCCGACGCCGTGGCATGTCGTCAACGGTAACAGGATCAAAGACGAACTCATGCCGTTTGACCGTGACGAGCGTGACACCGCCCTCATCACCACGGTCAGCGGCCACGGTGACTGCGAGTCGGATAAGGCCAACGCCGCCTTCATCGTCAAGGCCGTGAACTCGCACGAGATGCTTGTCGAGGCGCTGTGCGATGCGGTACGCCCTTACGGTGTTTTCGATGTTGCGATCAGCAGCTGCGCTGCCAGTACTGTTGGCGATTTCCTCGAGCTGAAAAGCCGTGTGAGAGCCGCCCTTGCCGCAGCAGGTTCCCAATGATCCGCTTCTTCCTCCTCCACCGCATCGAATGGACCGACGAGCATCCTGCGTTCGGCCTGGCCTGCCTCGGCGCCATGGTCCTGCTGGCCGGCGTACTGGAGCGTGCGCTGTGATCCGCGACTTCGCCCGCGCCCTGGTACTCCTGCTGTTCCTCCTTGGCCTGATGGCAGAGGTGCAGCGGATGGATGAAAAGAACGACACAGTAGTGGAAATTCAGCAGTAATAGCCCGAGCCGACCGGTCGTCGGCAACCCCATAGAGCCCCGAGCGAAAGGCTAAACATGGAACCGCAAGCAGTAGTTGAAGAAACCCGTACCCACTGGAAGGCACTCGTTGACCCGCGATACTTCGGCGCCTACGCGCTCCCGAACGGTAAAGACTTGGTCGTGACGATCGAACGTGTTCGCTCCGAAGAGGTGACCATGATGGGCGGGAAGAAGGAAGTGCACAGCATTATGTACCTGAAGGGACAGAAGCCGATGATCCTGAACGTGACCAACTCGAAGTCGATCCACAAGCTGTACGGCCCGTACATCGAGGATTGGTCCGACAAGCAGATCACGCTGTATGCAAGCACGGCGAAGATGGGTGGCGAGATGGTCGAGTGCGTGCGCATCCGCCCGAGCGTGCCGGTGCGCCAAAAGCAGCAGATCACCGGCAAGCGCCTAGAAGCGGCAATCGAACAAATTCGCGCCGGTACCTACACGGTCGGAAAACTTCGCGGTAACTTCGCGCTGACCGAAGACCAGAAGACCATCATCGATGACCTTGAAAAGGAGATGGCATGAACAACACGCTCCGCTTTCGTTGCTCTTCACTGGGCCTAATCATGTCCGACGCGCAGTCGATCGACGAGCAGTTTGTCAACGATGAGGTTGCGGCCATCCAGCGTAAGACCAAGCGCACCGACGATGAAAAGGCGCTGCTTCAATCGCTGAAGGATAAGAGTCTGTCGGCCGGCGCCAAGACGTTCATCGAAGATATGGCGAAGGAATATCTGTACAGCTTCCACGAGGTCGTAACGGGCAAATACATGGACAAGGGGTTGATCGTAGAGGACCAGTCGATAGATCTGTACAACTCAGTGCACTTCACGAACTACAAGAAGAACACCGAGCGCCGCTCGGACGACTACATCACCGGTGAGTGCGACATCATCGTGCCAGGCGTGAAGGGTATCGACATCAAATCGTCGTGGTCTCTCTCGACATTCCCTGCGACAGCAGCAGCCGGCGCCGACAAGAACTACGAGTGGCAGTGCCGCGGCTACATGCGCCTCTGGAACGTGCCGACCTGGGAAGTGGCGTACTGCATGGTGAACACGCCGGACGAGTTGATCAAGTACGAGCAGGAAGAGCTGCACTTTGTCGACCATATCGACGAAGCTCTTCGCGTGACGGTAGTTCGCTATGAGCGTGACATGGAGCTCGAAGCCAAGATCGTCTCTAAGGTGCGCGCCGCGCGCCAATACCTTGACCGCATCGTTGCAGAGATTCTCCGGCAGCATGGCTTATTGGAGGCCGCATGAAAGAGATCGTGCTTACCAAGGTAGCTGGCGGCGTGCTGGCTCCGATCGACCCGCAAGCTGCCGAGTATATCGCCAAGCTCAAGACCGGCGCCGCGGTGCGCGCCACCGTGAAGCAGCAGCGCAACCCGCGTTTTCACCGCAAGTTCTTTGCGCTCCTGAACCTGGCTTTCGACGCCTGGGAGCCTGTCGAAGCGACCTATAAGGGCCAGGCCGTCGGGAAGAACATCGATCAATTCAGGAATGACATCGTCGTCCTAGCCGGCTTCTACGAAATGGCCGTGAACCTCAAGGGCGAAACGCGCTTGACGGCCAAGTCGATCAGCTTCGCCAACATGGGTCAAGACGAGTTCGATCACCTCTACAACTCGGTCTGCAACGTCGTCCTGGCAAAGATCCTGCAGTCGTACGACCGTGAGCAACTGGATGCAGTAATGGACCGCCTGATGGGCTTCCTCTAACCACCGGAGAAAACGAAGTGAACAAGAACCCCGACGCAGTGAAGCAATACCTCACAGACCGCATCGGCCGCGCAGGCGCCGAGCTGTGCGAAATCATGGGCAGCGAGACGGCAGTGTTGCCGGTGACTGGCGAGGACAAGCTGTATGTGGCGGTCGGCACGCTGGGTGGCATCGCCCAGGTGGCTGGCAAGAGCTTCGACAAAGCGGCTGGCAACACCAATAAAGCAGTGCTGACGGATGAGCAGATCGTAAAGGTTTGGCAAGAAATGCCAGGCGGTCCGAATGGCTGGCTCAAGGAATTCGGCTTCTCGCAATTCGCCCGCGCCATCGAAGCCGCTGTTCTCACCAATGCCAGTAAGGCAGTAGTGGCAGAGCCGGTCGGCAAGACGGTCGCAATGCCTGGTTCTGGCGGTGGCTTCACGATGTGCGCATTCAATGCGGTAGATGTACCGGTCGGAACCGATCTCTATCTCGCCGCTCCTGCACCTGCAGATAACCCGAGCACGGCGGGTGCGGCGAAGGGCGGCGATACGCCTCGCGTAGACGCTTTGATGGCTCGCTGGGACGACGACGGCGCAACTCGTGGTTCCGCGTTCTGCGAATTGCGCAACCTCGCCAGGGAATTGGAATCGTCCCTCGCCGCTCCAGCACTCAATCCATCCGAGGTGCGGGACGAGGCGCTTGAAGAGGCGGCGTTGACCTGCGAGCAGATCGGGACTGATTGGCTCGATGCAGACGACGCCCACAAGAACTTCGCAGCCGATTATCTGGCAAAGGCCATCCGCGCTCTCAAGTCTGCCGCCATCAAGGCAGCCGATCAGCAGGGCGCCCTGGGCGAGAAAGGCGGCGAAGCGTGAGCCTGCGCCTGACAAAGGCTCAGCGCGCGGCCCTGCGCGGGAAGTTCGGCGGTCGGTGTGCGTACTGCGGCTGTGAACTGGGTGACCGCTGGCACGCCGACCACCTCGAATCCGTACAGCGCGAACTGGCCGCGCGCGGAGGCCGACTTGTCCCGACCGGAAAGCTACATCGCCCCGAGAACGACCGCCTGGAGAACTTCATGCCGTCGTGCGCACCCTGCAACCTTAGCAAGCATTCGATGCCGCTGGAGGGGTGGCGCGACTGGCTCGCAGGCCATCTCCGCTCGCTGAACGCGCACCACCCAATTTATCGACTCGTGAAGGCTTATGGCCTGGTCGTTGAGACCGGCAAGCCCGTCACCTTCTACTTTGAGCGCTATAGCGCAGAACAGGAAGCAGCATGACTACCACCTCCACCGCAGCGCCGCTGAGCGCAGAGCAACTGGACGTGCGCCAATACCGGAAAAAGCCGGTGGTAGTCGAAGCAATCCAGTTTAAGAAGACAACCAGTGTTGATGAATTGCCGGGCATGAGTGAAGCACCTGAATGGCTGACTGAAGCTGTGATGCAGGGCGACTATCTTGTTGTCGATGGTGTCGCACGTATTAGCACTCTGGAAGGCGTTATGACCGCGCAGCCGGGTGACTGGATCATTCGTGGTGTCAAGGGTGAAATCTATCCATGCAAGCCGGATATCTTTGCCGCGACTTACGAACCGGTGATCACCCAGGCACGCGTAGCCCAAGTCCCGCAGGCAACCGCACCACAGCCTAGCGTGGGGGAGCGGGCGGACGAGCGGGCGCTGTTTAAAGCATGGTGGGCCAAGCGCGTACCTGCCGGCAGCGACAGCGACCACGCGGCAATCTTTGCTTTCGAGGTCTGGCAAGCGGCCCGCGCCCCATCCCCCAGCCGGGAGGAAGCACCGGCAGCGATGGCTGTAGAGGCGCGTGGTTTGCTGAATGCCGATGAGCTGGCTGCGCTGCGGCGCTTCGATGAGTGCGCGCAGGATGGCGAGGGCTACGACGTGCCCAAGGAAATGATGCAGCGCTTGGCAGAAATCGGCGTCCTGCAGCGCCGGTCGGGCGCCTACTACCAAGCCACCGAGTTTGGCCAGAGCGTGCTGGGTAACGCCCCTGCCGCCTCCGTAGCGCAGGCCGAGGATGCAGCCGAGCCGCCGTCGAAGAAGCAGGAAGAGCTGCATGCGCTTGCTGACCGCATCGACCATGAAAAGCTCTGGAAGCGCCCGATGATGTACCGGGATCGTCTGACGGATGACCAGCGCAACCGCCTCGATGCTGCTGTGAACCTGCGTCGCTATGCTGACCTGCTCGCGCCTGGCCGCTGGCTCGTGCTGCCGCCTACCGGCAATCTCCAGTTCAGTGCGGGATCGCTCGAAGCGGTAACGGAAATGGCGAAGAGGGACCAAGATCGTCGCGCCATGCCTTCCGCCCAGCATAGCGCCAAGGCTGGAGGTGCCGAATGATGACCGACCTGATGAAAGCACTGGATGCCCGCGATGATCGGATGAAGGAGCAGCTTGACCAGATTGGCCGCGCCATCGGCTACGGTCGCGCGATCCAGCTGCTGGGCCAGCTCTGGGACGACATGATGCAGGCCAGCTATCCACAGGTGGGTCGCAGCCAGGAAGGCGCGCACCGCCGGAAGGACATCGAGAGCATCGAAGCGGGGCTGCCGATTGGTCGCAAGGTTGTTTATTACCAGAAGCGGGGTCGCAAGGGGCAAATTACGGCGCTCTGCTACCCAGATACCGAATTGCAGAACGTCGCACGGATCGTTTCGGATACGCCGTTGTATGGGCGCGCGCCGTACGCCGACGACAGTTCCGTTGCACAAATGGCGGGTGACGTATGAAGGCCGGGCGCTTCCAAGACTTCTGGCGCGGCGATGGCTGGTTTTTAGCCTTCGACGTGCGCAGCGGCTGGATACTGTTCGCATTTCGCCCGAAGTGCTGGCGGCTGCGAATTGTGCACCCGCATTCGCGACCAGACGTGACGCGCCTCTATTTCGGGCCGTTCGAGGTCGAGCGGACACGCAGGGCAGCCGCCCATGGGTCAGCAGATCAGGGTGCCAAGGCAGGCGCGGAGCGAGGTGGGGCATGAGGACCGACCGCGAATTGCTGGAACTGGCGGCGAAGGCCGCTGGTATCGAAATCAACCTGGCGAGGACGAAGGAGCGCGACGAGGCCGGATATGGTCAGCACGGGCTGTGGACTATGACGACAACGCACTGGAACCCGCTCACCGACGACGGCGATGCGCTGCGCCTGGCGGTGACGCTGCGGCTGTCGATCATCCATTCGACCGGCGGCCCGGCGATGGTGATGAGCCCCGACTGCGCCGTGAGCAGCAACGAGTCCGCCGGAGCTGATGAGGCGGCAATTACCCGCCGCGCCATCGTGCGCGCCGCTGCTGAAATTGGCGCCCAGGCAGCAGCCCAACAGAATGGAGAGAGCAAGACATGAAGCAACGCAGCAACGACCGCCGGCAGAGCCAGGCCGTGTTCTACGACGCCATCAGCGACCGACGCAGGCAGGAGCGCCGCGACCAAGAGCCCGTCCCCGCGGCGGCGGGCTCGATCCGGCCAGCGCCGGGCGTGGTACAGCCAGTGAAGGAGCGGCGCAGGTTTCCAGAATCGGGATCGGAATAGGGGAGAGCGATGTTGCGCTATGTGACAATTTCAAAATTTGCAATTGAGTCCGGTTATACCGAGATTGCGATCAGGGCCAAGATCCACGACGGCATCTGGCCAGAAGGCACGGTTTGGAAGAAGGCTCCAGACGGTCGAGTTTTAATCAGCACGGAAGGATACGAGGAATGGGTAGAGACGGGCGGGGTGTTAAAGCTGCGTCGGAAAGCAGCATCGAAATCAGTTTCATGTACCGTGGGGCCCGCTGTCGGGAAAGGGTCCCACTTAAGCCCACCGCCGCTAATCTGAAGCGGGCCGAGCAGCACCGGGCAGCGATCCTACACGCGATCGCCGCCGGCAATTTCGATTACCGGGCTTCGTTCCCGGATTCGAAGATTGCGGCCAGGTTCGAGGAGGCGGCGGCCACGCCGGGCGGTCTGATGACGGTGGCGCGCTTCCTCGACGCGTGGCTGGACCAGCAGAAGCTCGAGCGCAAGGCCAGCACCTACGACACGTACCGAAAGATCGTGATCGGCAAGCTGGATCCGTGGTTCGGCAAGCTGAAGCTGACGGAGCTGAAGCGCAAGCACGTGCGCGACAAGCTGGCAGCGCACCCAGCAGGCAACAAGACGCTCGGCAATATCCAGAGCGTGCTGCGCGCGGCGCTGGAAGCGGCGGTCGACGATGAGCTGATCGAGATCAATCCTCTGGCTGGCTACACGTACCGGAAGAAGGAAGCGCCCAGCGATGACGAGATCGACCCGTTCGACCGGGTAGAGCAGTCGGCTATCCTGGCTGCGCTGGAAGGGCAGGGCCGTAACCTGGTGCAGTTCGCATTCTGGACCGGCCTGCGCACTTCGGAGTTGGTGGCGTTGGAATGGGGTGATGTGGACTTCCTGCGCGGCGTGGTGCGCGTGTCGAAGGCGCAGACCCAGCACGCACAAGCGCCCGAAGCGCCGAAGACGGCATCGGGCCGGCGCGAGGTCAAGCTGCTGGACATGGCGATGGAAGCTCTGGCGGCGCAGAAGGCGCACACGTACCTTGCTGGGAAGGAAGTGTTCCAGAACCCGCAGACGCTAGAGCGCTGGGCCGGCGACCAGCCGATCAGGAAGACGCTGTGGACTTGGGCGCTCAAGCGCGCCGGCGTGCGGTATCGCTACCCATACCAGACCCGCCACACCTACGCCAGCATGATGCTGTCGTCGGGCGAGCATCCGATGTGGGTCGCCCAGCAAATGGGCCATGCCGACTGGTCGATGATTATCCGGCGCTACGGGCGCTGGATGCCCGATGCGGACGACCAGGCCGGAAGCCGCGCGGAAGCCGTCTATGGAAAGAAAAAGGACGCCGCGAAGATATCCGGGGCGTCCTGA